GATAAAATCAATGAAAAATACGCCGAATCAGCAGCTAAGCGTGCAAAATCCTTTGAAGAATCATTAGATAATTTAATTTGGGCACATTTAGATAAGCGTGATGCTCTATTAGAGCAATTAAAAGAAGAAGAAAAAGATTTCACAGAGAGCATGTTTGAAAGGCAAGAGAATTTTGACGAGTCAATTCAAGAAATGAAAAATGCTCACGAAGAAAAAGTTGCTGATATTAAAGAGCAAATAGCTGACGAAAACGAAGATTATGAAGAAAACATGTCTGACAGGACAGAAGAATATGAAGTTGACATGATGGAAATGGGATGGGCACATGAAGATAAGGTTGAGGCTATTAAAAAGCAAATGGATGATGAGAAAAAGACATTTGAAGAAAATCAGGCAAAAAAGATTAAAGACATCATGTATGAAATTGGGCATGAATTGGCTAAGAGAGGCGATGCTAACCAATATAGATTAACTCAATTAAATAAACTTTTAGAAGAAGAAAAGACTAAAAGGTTTGATGCTGATAATGAAGCAATGGTCGAGCTTCAAAGAAGACTGGACAAAGAAAACGAGGAATACGAATATGATAAAACTAAAAAAGAAAAAAGATTTGCTGAAGAAACAGCAACACTAAAGAAAGCTCATGAAGAAAGAATTAAAGACTTAGAAGAAAGATTAGCTGAGGAAAATGATGACCACGAAAAGGCATTAGCCAAGAAATATGCTGATTATGAGAAAGAAACGGCCAAACTAAAGAAAGAGCATAATAAAAAAGTTGCTGACTTGCAAGAAAGACTTGATAAAGAAGAAGAAATTTTAGATAGACATGCTGCTGATGTGGCCAAGACTCAAGCTAAAATTCGTGAAGATGATATTACTAAACTTAAAAGACATAATGCTGAAAAAGCAGCTGAAGCGGAAAGAGCAAAACAGAAAGAAATTGAGGCAGCCGAAAAATCAGCTCATGAAAAAGGATTAAAAGAAGCTGATGCATATAATCAAGGTTTTAATGCAGGAATGCCAGCAATTACAGATACTTTTGGAGATTTAGTTAGCGACATAGAAGACATAATGGAGAAGGGTGGAGATGACGCTGGTAAGTCTTGGTGGACTAGGCTTATAGAATGGTTTAAAACTACTGGACTTAATAATCTAAAAGGATGGGTAAATGTTTTTAAACTTTGGATTGGAAATATAGCTGATGAAATAGGTCGCAAAATAGATGATATAAAGAGAAAAGGGGAAGAAATGGTTAGCAAAGCTAAGGGATACTGGAGTACAGCATGGGGTTGGGTAGGTAGTGTATTAAATCGTCAACATGGTGGGCCTGTACCAGGGCCAACAAATAGAGCAGTACCAGCGATGCTTCATGGTGGTGAGTATGTTATACCTGCTGGTGGAGCATTAGTATCTGGTGGCGGTGGTAGTGGCGATGTTTATGTTGACATGAAAGGGGCTCGTATTTCATCTCCTGAAGTTGCTGAAGAATATGCACAACTAATTGGGGATAAAATTGTTAAGAGGCTATCTAAAGCTAGAAGGGGGTATGTCTAATGGCAGACACTTATTCAGTTACTATTAATGGTGATGACAGGACAAAGTGTATTTATAATAGAAGCGTAGTTATCACAGATGATGCAGGGGATACACCTTCTTTAATGACAATTGATTTTTTCAATCGTGATGGTGGAAGCGTGCCTGTCTGTGAGCAAGAAATAATTGTTACTAGAAATGGCACTAAATTATTTGCTGGTTATATAACTGAGATTCTTTATACAAAATTAGGCGGAAGTACAGTAAAAATAAAATTTGAATGTATTGATTACACTCGCATTTTGAGTAGGAGATTGGTTGTTGAGGGATATGAGAATATGACAGACAAAGCAATCATTGAAGATATTGTAGCTAAATATTGCCAAGGTACGGGAATAACCACGACCAATGTTGTAGAGGGTATAACTATTAATCAAATTTCTTTCAGTTATATGTCGCCAGCCCAATGTCTTTCACAGATTTGTGCTTTAACTGGTAGAAGTTGGTATCTTGATTATGATAAAGATGTCCATTATTTTGCATTAACCACAACTGCTACTCCTTTTAATATTGATTCAGACAATAATGAATATTATGAATTAGAAATAAGTAAAAACAATTCCAATGTTAAAAATCGAGTATATGTTAGAGGCGGTAAATATGAATCAGATGAGGTTAATTTCACACAAGTTGCTGATGGTGAGCAAGTGGTTTTTCTTATACCTGATGAATTAGTACCTTATTCTTGGACGCTAAAAGTTGATACTGTCGAAAAATCAATGGGCATTAAGAATGTAGATAAGGCTAGTATGTGGCAATATTTGGTTAATATCAGAGAAAAGTATTTTGAGTGTGCTTTAGCAGATACACCAGCAGCAACTACAGTTATGTCTTTAGATTATAAACATTACATTCCTGTTTTAGTCGCTGTTGAAGATACTGCAAGTATTGAAGAAATTGGGGTATATGAATATGCCATTTTTGATACAAATATAACGAATGTCCAACAAGCAAGAGATAGGGCACAAGCCGAATTGACTGACTATGCCAATACATTAATTGATGGTACTTTTTACACTAAAACCAATGGATTTGTGGCTGGACAATATATAAATATCAATTTAACTGAGATGGATATTGATGCTAATTATTTAGTACAAAAAGTGGTATCTAGGTCATTAGGTGCTGGCGAGTTTGAATATGCAATAACTGTTGTTTCGGCCAAAAAGATAGGCATTATTCACCTTCTTGTTAGTTTATTAGAAAACGATAAAGATGCACTTAACATTGATAAATATGAAACGGTAGACGAATTGTTTGAAGTGACAACAGAAGAAATAACGATTGACGATGACCCAACCACTAAACTTACATTAGCCTCAAAAGAGCCACCTTATAAATGGGACGACTTTGAATGGGGATTGGCAGAATGGAGTTAAAAAATGATAGAATGGAATCAATTATGAAAGTAAAAGATAGTTTAAAATTCAAAGGTAAAGTTAAGTTGACTTTTAAGAATGAAAAGACTGGCAAAACCAGAATCTTTGAATATGACAATTTGTTTGTAAATACGGGGCTTTATACAATCATAGATAGGTTGGCAGGTACTGATATCCCTGCTAATAAAAAAGCCACTATTACTTATTGTGCAGTTGGTACTGGTACAGACGCACCTGCTGCTGGTGATACTGAATTACAAACTGAAATAGCAAGAAAACAAATAGCAGACAGAGACCCTGTTAGTGGTGACGCTACCTTCAGGACATATTTCAATACAGGGGAAGCTAACGCTACCTTAAAAGAAGTGGGTTTATTTGGAGATGATGCAAGTGGTGATGTTGATAGTGGTACTTTATTTTGTAGAGCAGCTATTGATAAAGAAAAAACTGCTGCGGAATCATTAACAATTGATTGGATAACTACCATTGCAGCAGTGGTTTAATGTTATAATTTTAATAATTAAGGAGGTAATAAATTTATGTCAACATATTCAGATGATGTAGTAGGTGGGGGAGATGCTTTGGCAGCTCAATATGTTAATTTGAGAAAAGATGCTTTAGAAATGTATCTAGCATTGGATAAAGAAGGCTCAATTAGTACAGGCAATGGGCAAATTCACACGCTTGTACCACAAAAAGCTACAGTTATAAAAATTTGGTTTAAATGTGACGCTGGCTCAGGACTTATTAGAATTAAATCAGGAGCAACTGTAATTAAGGCAAGTAAAACTATTGAAACCACAGCTGGTAGTACGGTTTCTTTTGACAGCACAGCATTAGCAGCAGGGGAAGCTCTTACTTTTGATATTATTTCTGCTACTGGACTTTCAGGAATACACGTAGTTGTTATGGCAAGAAGGGATACAGCTTAATGGAAATATCCGTAGATGCTTTTATCCAACAATTATTTACGCCAAAACACTATTCAAAGGAATTGATATTGCTTTATGTTTTTTCTGGAATATTAGCAGGATTAACTAGGCTTACCATTAAAGATGGTAGTAAGATGAAATTTAAGTCATGGTGGGCTGATGGCTCTTTGTTGGGATGTTTGTTAATATCTGTTGTAGGTGCATTATTATTTGATAATAACTTTTTATGGAGTTTCTTAGGGGGTTATTTTTTTATTTTTATATTAGAAGGAGTGCAAACTATTATTAAAAAGGGAAGCAAAAAAGTATGATAAACAATATAGAAAGCATAATTGCATTTGGAATGGTAAGTTTTATCTGTTTTTGGCTATTTGTCTTTTGGACAAATAAAAAAGCATTAATCAATTTCAGAGCATGGGCTTTACTAACATTTGTCATTAATTTTGGATTAGCTATCAGGTTTATGACTACCATCATTGATATCTCAACCGTGAGATTTCTAATGATAATTCAATTTATATCTACAGTTGTTACTTTATGGCGACTTTGGATGATAACTGATAAATTTATACCTAAAAGCAAAAAGAAAGAAGGTAAAAAGAGTTGTATCTTTTTAGCAAGAGTATTTGGAATGGGATTATCAGCTAAAAGTGGTGGCAATAACAGCAAACATATAAAAAAAAGAGTTAAAAACTTTTTAAACAAACACTAGTTACTTTCCTACTAAACATTGTTAGACAATGGCTAAGAGCGTTAAAACACATAATTTATGATAAATTTACCAGAATTATTTTCGCAAAGAGACAATAGGTGGAAATCAGAAAAATTAGGTACGTCACTAATGACTTTGGGTACTTCTGGTTGTTTGGTAACAGCGATGTCTGCTTTAGCCAAATTATTTGGGAAAGACACCAACCCTTCGAAACTCAATAAAGAGTTAATTCAAAAGGGCGGATATATTAATAAGAATGCTTATTCTTTTTATGGGAAAAATATTAGCCAACCAAAAGGAATCAGTCTTGTTTATTCTGATATTATCCCTACTTTGTATGTAGAAACACCTAATGCGGTTACTACTAAACAATTCGCAGAGATGGAAGCTCAAATCGAAAAGGGTTTCCCTGTCTTGATTCAAGTTGATTGTATTCCCGCCACCTCCAAACTAGACCAACATTGGGTTTTAATTATCGGTAAGTCAAATGGAAATTGGAATGTTTATGACCCTTATTATGGTGATATCTCTAATTTGACTAGATACGGAATACCCAAAAAAACTATTTATAAGTATGTTTTCTATGAAGGAAAATTACCTGAAGTTATATCCGAAATTGATTGGGCTGCTAAATATCATGTTTTGGCTGAGCAATTCGAGCAATATAAAATAATATATCAACCGTATAAAGACTTAATTGAAAAGGTATCTATGAGGTTGCGGTCAGCACCCAAAGAAACAGAATTACTACGGGCAATCAAAGAATATGAGGGTTATGAAGAAATCGCCAGTAAATTATGGGGAAAATCATCAGATATTGTAGGAAA